CAATCTGCGGGACGGGTTCGCTAAGTTCCCGCAAGGGTTTGCCAAGAAGTGGATCCGGCAGGCGCTAAAAAACGCCGTGGCCGATACGGGGCTTGAGGGCAGGTTCAAGTCAGCGGCTCCGGTCAAAAAAGGGAACCTCCGAAAGTCCGTGACGATCGTCACCGGGAACATGCGTAGCGGCCCCAGCAAGGGCCAGCCCTACGCCCGTGTCGGCTACGGTCGATCAAAGGGAAAGAAGGGCTACCACGCCATTCTCGTGAGCGACGGCACAAAAGACCGCTACACGAAGGGGTTCCTTGGGCTTGGCCGGGCGTACCGTGGCCGCGGCCCGGCCACTGGGTTCGCCAATGGCGTTCTGGCTACGGCGTCAAGTACGGGCCCGGTCGCCCTGGAGCGGCACCTACAGGAAGCCCTTGATAAGGCTACGGCCCAGTTCAACAGCCCGAAGTACCAAGCACGCATGGCCGCATGGAAGGCTAAGAGGGGGATCTAATGAGTTTCCCCGAGGCGTGGCTGTCGCGAACCCTGGAGCTGGCGACCGGCTGCAAGGCGTACCCGCAGCACGTGCCGCGGTCGGCCACGGTCCCGTTCGTCTACTTCGAGCGGACGGCCACCGAGCGGGAGCGGTCGATGATCGAGCAGGCGGGGGTGCCGCTGGCGACGTTCGCCGTTGTTGTGTTTGCCGACAAGTACATCGCCGCGAAAGAGTTGGCGAACAAGGCAAGGCTCGGCGTTGATAACTTCACGGGCGAGGGCGGTGGTGTGACGATACTTCACGCCTATCTCACTGCCGAAGCCGATGGCGACGTGCAGTATTTCCAAGGCGAAGACATACCCACGTATTCGGTCGTCCAGACGTACGAAGTCCGCTATCGCGAGGAACTGTAATGGCCGCCCCAGTGACAACGTCCGGAGCCGCAGGCATCGAGGACTCGCAGGGCACGACGTTCAAGTTCAACTCCGTCGCGTTCAAGGCCACGAAAGTATCCGTAAAATACGGAGGCTCCGGTGGCTCGACCGCCAGCGGCTCGCAAATCGACGTGTCGCACCTTGGGCTGGCAAGCGGATCAAACAAGGAGTACCAGGCTCCGCCGCTCAACGAGGTTTCAAGTTCAGGCGGCACGGGCGTCATCGCCACAATCGACGTGGATTTCCTGGGACTCCAGAAGCCCGACCTAGCGACCCATAAGATCGATTGCGGAGTCAAGCTCGGGATCAGCGGTCAGGCTCGCTGCGTCAGCTACGAACTCACGGCCACAGTGAACGACGTGCTGAAGGGTACGGCGTCGTTTGAGCTGACCACCGCGGACGCCACGTATACGCCGTAGGCGAGGTGCCGCGGTGTATACGTGTCCAACGTGCAGCGGATCGGGAACCGTAGGTCTTGCAAAGACTACGTGCCCCCAGTGTTTCGGCCGCAAGGAAGTGGTCGAAGATTCTCAGGGCCTGACGGTCGCGTGGGGCACGATCAAGCTCGGCAGGTTGGTCGGCGTCAGTAGCCGATCACCGACGGTCGAGATGGAAGATGTCACGAGTATGCTGGCGGTCGTCAAGCCGTACACGGACGCGACCGGGGCGACCACGAACTATGGCGTGGTGCGCTACTTCATAGCAGGCGACATCACGCCCGGCACCGTCGATATCAGGTGGCAGGGATCAAATGAGCTTGCATGGGGGATGGTCGGGCATACGAAAACGCTAACGATCTCCCACCCGCACAACGCCCTGCAAGGATCAGCAGCTGCCACGCTGCTCAGCTACAGCATTGACGCCCAAATGGGGGCGATCATCGAGGGGACGGCAACTTTTCAGTTTGAGGGAGTGTGATGCTTACGAAGGAAGAACTATTGGCGGCAAAGGTGCATCGGGCGTTGGTCACTGTGAGCGTTCCGGGTTGGCCCGACGCCGTGCAGCTGCGACACCCGACGTTTGGCGAATGGCACCGGATCATCTCGCAGATGAGGGCCAACGGAGACAAAGAGGCGAGCGCTGAGCAGGTTGCTCACACGATCGGCGTGTGCCTTGCTGGCTCGGATGGTTCTCGGATGCTGACGGACTCGGAGGCTATGAACCTTCTTCAGAAGGATTTTGAGGCGGTCATGTATCTGTACTCGCAGTGCTGGGCCACAGTGCTGCGTGTTGAAGGCAAAGTGGAGGAGGCACAAAAAAACTAATAGAGGGCGATCCGGTTCTCGAGTTTCTGTTCCGGCTCGCCCTGGAGATGAAATGCCCAGATCCTTTTGAGATGGCCGACGCCATGCCGGTGTGGGTCATGTGGTATTGGATGGCGTATTACCGCGTTTCGCCGTGGGGAGACTCATGGAGGAGGAGCGGGAGGCTGGCGTTGGTAACGGCTTCGGCAATGGGTGCCAAGCTCGATAGCGCGTTTGAGGACAAGTTCATGCCGGGCGGCGGAAAGTTCCGCGACATGAATCAGACCGAGGTCGAAATGTTAGAGGAGTTGCGGAAGATCGAGGTGTTCCGCGACCAAATCGACAAGAGGCGTTAGTCATGGCTGGGATGAGTCGCATATCGGCACTGTTCACGGCAGACGCCTCCGGGCTGAAGGCTGGAAGTGCGGAAGCATCGCGGGCCATGGCGAAGTTACGCGGCGACGTGTCCGCCATGAAGTCCTCAATGGACTCGCTGAAAAACCTTGTGGGCGTCCAGACGTTCGCCCTTCTTGGGCGGATGGCGACAGACGCCGCCCGCGGGCTGATCAGCATGGCGTCGTCGTCGGCCGCCGCGATCGATTCGCTGTCAAAGCTGGCGACACGCACGGGCCGCACCTACGAAGAGATGGCATCTCTTGAGATGGCCGGAAATCTCGCGGGCGTCGGCGTCGACAAGTTGGCCGGGGCATTGACTCGGTCGGACCGTATGTTCGACGCCGCCCGCAGCGGGAGCCAACAGGCTCAATCGGCGTTCGCTCGGCTCGGGCTCGACATGGAAGAGCTGGGGAACATGTCGAGCCAGCAGCGGTTTGAGGCGATTGCTGCCGCCATTGCACAACTGCCAGATCCGGCAGCCCGTGCCGCGGTCGCCATGCAGATTTTTGGGCGGTCTGGCGTGGAAATGCTCCCGATGTTCGGCGGCATTAGCGAGGCCATGGAGCAGGCTAGGATCGACGCCGAGCGTTTTGGCCTGGCGTTGTCGTCTGGTCAAGGACAAAACGTCGAAGCCATGAACGACTCAATCACGCGGGCCGGTTACGCCATGCAGGGGCTCGTGACGCAGGTCGTGGCCCAGCTGTCGCCAGCGGTCAAGGAGGTTGTCGATTGGTTTACGGGCCTCTTTGAGCTAGCGGGCGGTGAGACCATCGGCACCGCCATCGTCGATGCCTTCTGGAACGCTGGCGAGATCCTGGCCCGGGCCGTGGATCTCATGTCGGCGGCAGTAAGTCCGATCATCGAAGGGTTCGCGTCGGTGTTTACGTATTTTGGCGAAGCGGCTGGGTTGTTTGGAGGATCAATCGACGGATGGGCACTTGCAACGGAAATGTTCCAACGTGCAATCAGCCTGTTTGAGGGCATCGCTAAGGCGTTTGTGGCTGGATTCCAGGCGATCATTGGGGCGTTCGCCAAGATTGGCGAGTGGATCCTTGGGGCGATTGCAAGCGCCGTGGAAATGATCGGTTACTCTTCCGCAACGCTTCGCGAGATGCAGGTAAACGCCGGTCGCGAAGGCGATGCAATGCTCAACTCCGCCATTGATTGGGGCAACGCAGCCGGCGAGAACGTCGCTAACGCGTTTTCCTACACCTTCCAGCCGACGCAGCTCGGGCAAGACATAACCAACGGCATGACCGGCGGTTCGGAGTCGATGGTCGAGAGGTGGCGAGCGGAGCAGAAGGCCGCCAACGATGCAGCCAAAAAAGCCGCCGAGGATACCGGCAAGGCCGCCAGTGATTCAATGTCCGCTGGTCTGGCTGGTTCAATCGGCAAACTTGCGGAGGGCCTGCAAGCCAACTCCGTCGAGGGTCGCAAAGAGATGTTACGGCTCATGTACGGCGGCGGCGACTCTGTGCAGGAAAAGCAACTCAAGGAACAGCGAGAGTCGAATCAGCACCTCGAAGGGATCAACGAGTCGCTCGACAACCTAGACGTGGGCGTGGAGGCGTTTGGATTCTGATGGCAGCAGTAACACCTACGGCAACCGGAACGGTTGTTGGAATCCAAGAGAATGCTCAGTCGCGGGCGTTGTCCGTGAAAGCTGGCGATGGTTTTACGTACACGCGGTCGTTTGCGGTTCGCGTCAGCCATCCGAATACGCCGCTGATCACCATTATCAACGCTATAGGTGTCGGCCTGTGGGCGTCACACCCAGAGGATTCGTTCTCCAAGGCTCAGTCGTTCGACGTGAAGCCCCGAGGCGGCTCTAGCCTCACGTACGACATCGTGGTCCAGTACCAGAAGGTTCCAATCAAGGACGAGAATCGCAACGAGCAAAAGCCCGGAGATCCGCCATCGGCAACGCGTCCGGCCACGGTGTGGAGCGGCGGCACCAGCTTGTCAGAAGTGCCGTTCGAGAAGGACAAGGATGGGAATCTTGTGGCGAACTCCGCAAAGGTGCCCTTTCCTGATGTTACGAAACAGGAACCACGGCCCACGCTGACTTGCGTTAAGGCGTTTGCGGACTACGCCAAATACAAGACGGCAGCGAAAGCCGTCGTCGGGAAAACAAACTCTTCCGGTTGGGGCGGAGAGGCTGCAAACGCGTGGCTGTGTAGTTCCAGCCGATGGGCGTGGAAGAGCGAGAACCAAGGAAATGTCGCGTTCCGGTATGTCGAGGCGACGTTTGAATTTGAGTACGACGAGGATCAGCACAGAGGCAAGTACATTGACCGTGGCTACCAGAAGCGTGGCGCTGATGGGAAACTTGAGCCGATCCTTGGGGAGGACGGGAAGCCAATCAAGGAGCCTGTCGCTCTCGATGGTTCAGGGCAGCCGATGGATCCTCCGCCAGACGCCGGCACGCCACCGAAGATCGTGAACGGCGGAAACGGGTTTAAGAAATACGACGCCGTCGAATTCACTTCACACGTTGGGAATCCTGCGTGATGGCGAAGGCTGTCGGATTCACTCGAGACGCCG